TAAATTTTGATCATTGTGCGCCTTGGAGAGGTAGCCAAAGCAGCCTAATGTAGTTATCAGCATAAGTATGGCAACTGCCACTACTCCGTAAGTTTTCATTAGCAAAGGTGCTCGTTCCCAATATGCTTTGATCCAGCTCGCTATTACTAGTTTCCCTACACCTAAACTGATTCCCATTACTGCTACAGGAATAGGCGAGGCTGAAAATATAGCCATTAGCCCCATTATAGAATAAAATTCCGCTACTGCGGATATTGATAATCCTGATATTAATAGTAAAATTGCTAATATCATTTTTTGTGCCTACAATTAACGAAGTGCCATCTATTCATTGCCCCAGAAGGTCCGTGCAAATTACAATGCGGACAAATAACTATGGGATTATTACAAGGTTTTACTATTTTGCTAGAACAAATATATCCATCGTCGGGATGGCAATTTTTGCGGGTCCTAGAACCAATATACCAATTCAGCGTTGGAATGTGTGTCCATTTATAAATATATCCGGTTGTCATATCAATTATTTAGTCCAAAGTACACTACTTTTAATCTACTTTAGTATAACATAAATTTCAGTTGGGTCTTTGTAGATTTGCCCACGCTAACCATTGTTTGAACGCATGATACACAGCTTCTGCTTCTTTGGCATCTGCTGGTACTTTTTCGCCACGAACATAAAATCCATCCGGTTTGATGGCTAACATTTCGCTTGAATCAGCGGCAGTCCACCTTATAGTATTGGGTTCAATTTCGTTATTTGGCATCATGTTTAGCTGATTTAGGTTTTTTTGGTTTGCTGAGTTTTGCCGCAGGCGCAATTTTTTCTTTGATAATCAGCGCCCCTTTGTAGGTCCAATCTCCGCCAACTTCGTCATTGACTCTGCCGGTAATGCGCTTAAAACTGGCACGACCGTTTTCTGTTAGTCTAAACTCGTGAAATTCTTCTTCGTCGAGGACAAATTCAATCACTGGCCCTTTTTCGGAATTCTTGGCAAGTTCTAAATCCATTTTTTCAAAAATAGAAAAATTTCTGCGTGTTACTTTCATGTTATGCTTGTCTAATGTTAGTTTGTAGCTGTGATATAAAAAGTGCTAATTCTGTTTGAGTCAGAATAAAATTAAGTATCGAATATGTATTACCGCTGGTGCTTATTGATCCGAGATGCTGTCCGTGCTTTAATTCAATTTCGATATTTACGTTATTGTTATCTGCTGGCTTTATCGTATAAATCATAATATCACTGACATCCAATGATAATGTTCCGCTTGCCGCAGGTGACTTTGGTGTTAAATATGTTTTTATTTTTGCTATTATTGATGTAATACTCATTTAAATTTTCCTCTATATACATGAATATATATTTAGCTGATTTCAGCCTTGAATTTATCTGCGTCTTCTTTGGTGAGTTCGCCGTTTTGTACACGGTGAGCAAGTGTTGCCAAGGCTTTGTTGATGTAGTCATTGAGCGTGACATTATCTTTGTGTGCAGCTAACGCGGCTTGTAAGATTACGTCATCAGGTAAATCCAAACTCATCATAACACTGGTATCATATTCTTTACCTTCTTTGATAGCTTGTGCCTTTTCCAAGAAATCTTCTACAACATCTAAATCCACGTACTCAACATAGTCCCACGCATACTTAGAATCTGTCCCACGACGCTTGCTTTCTTTCTTTTGCTTTTTGATATAGTCAGGGTTGATCATGCGATAAGCACGATCATTGGTATAGTCGCAGACTTCTACTTCATATACCTTTTGTGTCTTGGTGCTAAACACAATGTTAAAATTGTATCCACCGGAACCGTGAACACCATTCCAACTGCTTAACATATAGCTGTTAGGTCCGTAACATTGCCAACCATAAACACCACCTTCAGTGATTTTATAGTCTATCAATTCCATAAATTCTTTTATTGTAAGCATGATATTTCCTTTGTTAATCTGTACAGTCTTGAGTTTTTTCAATCCAACCTAGTTTAAATAAATCCTCGCGGATTTCGTCAGTGACAACACTTTCTCCTACATAAGTTCTATGATCTTCGTCTGAGTTTGGGATTCTTCCGTCTAACCCCCATCCTTTTTCTTTGCTACCGATACCACTACAGTACCATTCAATATAATCACCTTTTTCTTGCATGTCGGCAACAATACCGCCAGCGTGTCTCCAACTACAGCTCCACTTGGTGTCGGTGAGTATTGGCCATACGTCATTTTTCATCCAATCTGTATTACACATTGCGGCATACAAATTTTGAGCATAATTGTCTGACTTTTTAACTTTGTCGCACATTTCTTTTGAGCTACGGAGATCATACTCCATGTTGTTCTTTTGCCAAGCAGGATCTTTAAGATTTTCTTCATCCTGCTCACGCCAAGTCTTGTACATGGCAACATAGTTGGGATTGGGCTCTTTGCCTTCTTCCTCACAGTGTTTGATATATCTTTCTTTTTGGAAAGTATGTCTATCAGGGCTGGAATTTATCTTTGTCATTATAATTTTTCACCTACTTCAAATCCGCGGAAACGAGAGAATCTAGGAAACCGCAAACTATAAGAGCCATCTTGGTTTTGTGTAACGGCATCTGCCAATACCTCAACCACCATGCCCAACAACTCATCACGGTTATTCCAGTATTCATCTCTATCAGCATCGCTAAATCCACTGCCAACATTTACTTGTACAGTTCTGTTATCGTCAACACCTTCACATATTATAGCACCTAACCTACCTTGATTCCTACCGGTACCTTCTTCAAAACCTACGATATTGAGATCTAAACTGATTACAGGTTTCCATTTTAGCCATGCACTTGATCGCTTAGACTCATAAGGAGCGGCGATGTTTTTAATCATGATGCCTTCTAGACCTGCGGTAACGGCATCGTTGGCATACCTACGCAATTGGTCATGTCCTTCTGCGGTATCTAAATCTACTTCAATACCTTGGGTAACCTTTAGGCATGATTTGCTTTCCAACACTGGGCGGAATTCTTCAAGAATTTTGGTACGATTTCCTTGAGTGGTTTTCCAAATTCCTTCTTCAAAGGCATCCAAAGGCACAAGATCAAAAATATTGTAAACCATTTCTTTGGTTTCAACATCGCGTTTTCGTTGAGCTTGCTTCATTAAGGATTGGAAGCTTTCTCCTATGACTTCTCCATCAAACACCCACCCAGTACGATTAAACCCATCAAAGGTCTTTAGTTGTGCCGCTACTTCAAGTATGGCTTGTTCAATGGCTGGGAAATTTTCAAACAATTTACCATTTCTGCTGAATAGTTGAACAACTTCTGCGTTAGGCTTTATCAGCGCTATCACACGAACTCCATCAAGTTTACCTTCAAGGCGTTTGATACCTCGCATTTTAGCCGGTTGATCATTTGAATCTTGAGCCAGTTGGCAACTGAATACCGGAACTTCCCACTGCGTTCCTTTCAATACTTTATTTAAAGTACGTTCAGTGATACCACATCGCAGATCCTTGATTAATACACGACGTGCTAGATTATTCCATTCTTCGCTGTCAAACAATTCACTGACTTCCGCAATAGCATCACGTGCGGCATGTCCGGTAATACTTCGAGTTTGTAACGAACCACACAATGACCAAAATGTCCGCCAAGGATTTGGTCTGTTGACTAATCCTGTAGTTTCCGGTACTTTTTTAACACCGAATACAAAAAATGGATTGTACGTTAAAAAACAATTAAACAAAAAACACTGAGCTTGCGCGGAGCCTACCTGCGCGGCAACCAGTGCCTTTTCAATCACTGATTCTTTGTGTAGTCTGCTGTCAGAACTTTCTAAGTCTCGAATCCATTCAGCAACAACTGTTACCCCGGAAAAATTCGTTTCATCATTGTAATTAATTTTCATATTTTCCTATTACCAAGAACTGTTATAAAAAACTTTCAGACCTAAAAATAATTCTGCTCGCGCCGCTTGTATAAAATCCAAGTCACGCTGTTTATAAAATACATCTGCGTCATCACCGAAAAAGAATCCAGATGTAGCAGGCAAAGAACCTTCATTGACTGCTTGTTCTAGTTTGTCTAAATCTTCCCAAGTGAGTTCAAGTTCAACACCATTGAAATTCATGGCCTGCGCAGAGTCTGCGTTGGAGCCACCTTTGCTGAGCCACAACTGTTCAAACCATCCATGTAAATTTGGATGCTTGCGCCAATAAGCCAACTCGCGAGGTTCTGTGTCTTTACTTCGAGATTCTGCTTTGGTAGCGACATAAGCATACATATCTAAGCCCATTGCTTACTCCTCAATTGTGCTTAATTTGATTAATGATGATGTTAGCTTCAGGAAAACCCTGCGCTTCTTTATCTGCCAATTCTTTTTCAACAATCATTTCATGTGCTTGTTCTAGATTTGATTCAAAATCACTGAGTGCTAATCGCTGAACTGCGATGATGAGATTCATTGGTGCGTTGACTGGAACTGTATTGTACTTGCGAATCATATACTGCCAATTGGGTGTTGTCATGTGACGTGCTTCCTTTATGTCACTATTATATGCTCGCAAAGATTATTTGTCAACCCAGTGTTGTTTTTCCGCAACAAACGAAAAAGTCCACAGACTTAACTGTGGACTTCTCGATGCTTTTTAAGCGCCAGTTGCCTAGCTAGAAATAACCTAAATCGAACATGATCTGAAAGTGATTCTTCTTTGACATCTTCGAGAATTAGTTTATTGTGGTTACGTCCTAATACCAAAACATCATTTATTAAAATGACGTCATTGGAATTACTTTGTGGTAGCAGATACAGGTGCTTTGACAGCCGGTGTAGCGAGTACTTTTTTGTGCTCCTTTGTTGGAGCCGGACTTTTGTTGTTGGCAGTTTGCGCTCCGGGTGCCGCAACTGGGGCTGTGGTAACAACTGGTGCTGTGGTAGCGGCAATTGAAGAAATAGCAAAAACGGTTAACAAAGATAAGACTAGTGATTTCATGGTAATTTCCTTTTTTTAAGATATACAAGAACTATTCTTGTATATACATATAACGCGGTAGATTCGCAAAAGGTTTACACGTTTTGGTTAAGTTGAAGGAATATTAGAACTTACACCAATGCCCATACTGGATAAATTGGTTTGTGATTGACGCAGACTTGCGATGATAGATTGACCAGACAAACTGCTCATATCTGCCAATGCTTGTATGTAACTGCCCAATTCTCCCGCGTTCATTTTTTGCCCCAACACAGGTAATCCCAGCACAAAACTATAGACGGAATTGGTATTATTGGCCGTAAAGGCTGAGAAATTTATACCTGCTTGATTTTGAAGATTTACTTCGCTTTTCAACTGAGCGATGATGCTGGACCACAGGCTGTTTAATTCCGCTGTTTGCTGGGGATACGCTGATGCCAAAGTGGCAATTATTGTCTTGGCGGCAGGAATCAACGCTGTGGTAAATGCTACATCAGCATTGGCATATACTCCTGCGGCAACACCTACAGGTACGGTAACGGACCCAGTGGGGTTACCATAAACTCCAGTGACGGTGTTGTACATTCTTTGGTAAACATCACTTAACTGAGTGAGATCCATGGTGGCAAAAATCTTTATCGTGTTAGTCAGCACCTGCGAACTCACCGCGCCTGTCGCCGCCCCTAAAATGTCAGTGATTAACACCGTACCATTTACGCCGGTGCCTTTGCTTACTTTGGCAGTGATGGCAGTCACAGCATCAGCATGAACTGGTGCCGTTAGGCTATTGATTAAATCAAGCCCTGCTGTGGTTTGAACCTGTGCTACTGCTTGTGCGAATTTAGGTAATGTTATGGTGTTGATGTTGGTAATACCCAACAAGGACACTGACAATGCTTTATTTGCGATTGCCATATCTACAGGAATCATTTGATTAAGTTTATCTAGTGCGCTCATACCAGTGTCTTCAAAGTAACGTCAGGCATAACCAAAGTCAAATTTGTATTGACAGTGCCGCCAGAATCTTTATAAATGTTTTGCTTGACATTATCCACGCCAATCATGGTAAGTGTTTGAAAACTATCGGGGAATATTTTAGCAGGATTTAATAAATCAGCCATGCTGGTGATGTTTGCAGTAGTGACACCGAAGATAGTCAAGATGGGCGTCAACATATCGCCAGTGATGGATAACATTGCCGCATACATGGCTTTTTGTTCACTTATACCTGCGGTGGAATTGGGTTCAGTAAGTTTCAACACGGTATCCAAACTTACTCCGTAAGCAGTAAAAGCCAAGGATATTTCCGGAGTAACGCCTCCTAGCTTTGCCAATTGTTGTATCAATGCCAAGGGTGTGCCTAATTCATTTAAATTACTTAAGTCAATTAAAGATCCCAAATTAGCCAAGTCTTGTGCCAATGCTGTAGTGTCACTAGCAACATCACTGATGCCACCGGTAATCATGCTGTTCATATCAGTAAAGGTATTGGCGAGATAATCTTGGCTGTTTGTTGAACTGTTTATAACAGAATTGGTAGTGTCACAGTAAATGCCTGCTTGACTTACCGCTTGTAAGAATTTAGTAACATCGCCAGCGCCCAAGTAAGCAATCGCGGTATTTTTTAATAACTCACTCATAGACTCTACTGGATAATCTACAGCATTGGCTGATGGTATGCTATCACTTAGCGCTGGACATATACCACTTGCCAAGGTTTTTAATTGGTTAACTGTAGATGTTGTCAAAGAATTATTGACGGCGTTGATGGTATTGGTTAGCAAGCCCACTGGCGTTTGACTAGCGTATGATGATATGACAGCAACAAAATCTTGACTAGGTACTAGACCCTGGTTGTGTAGTAATCCAGCAGTGACGTTGATTTGTAATGGGGTTAGATTTGACACCGTTATCCGCCGACTCTAACATTGGGACTGCCGCCGACTCTTGAGTCACCGCAGGTATCAGCATCTCCGGTTTTAATCACAGGAATGTTGGCAGCTCTTACAGAAGATTGAGTATTGCGGGTTTTTGGGCCGCCATGTTCGCCCAAGCCATGACCGGATACTGGATTGCCATTTACAGAAATAGGTATTCCGTTGACTCGCACTGAATTAACCCCTTGAAGTATACTTCCACCGCCTGAGTCTGAATCGCCTACTCTCTGTACTGCTGACATGTTTTTATCCTAATAAGATTTTACTACTACGCACTGCCTTAATACCGGTCGTAGCCTCTAAGTAATGATCGCAGATTTCTAATCTTGTCTTGCTAATCATAGCCACTGCTGATTTATTTATCGTAATATCTTCACTGGGATCTGCGGTAAAAATAGCAAAAATCAACTGGATACCTTTTTCTGTTGGTACCGCTGACAATGGATTAGATACGGTATACGAATCTTCGGAAATTCCAACTACCTTAGCCACCAATTCATTGGCGTTGGTTAGTGTAAATGTATAAACTGAATTTAATTCTACTTGCATATTAATCCTTTAAATATTTTTTTAATTCTGTATAACCACCGATTAGTGTGTCATCGATGAAAATTTGTGGTACAGTTCTTGCGTTAGGCACTGCTGTTAATAAGTCTTCTTTGGTATATCCATCTCCAATTTTTCTTTCTTCGTAAGGTATACCTTTCATCTCCATCAACGCTTTTGCTTGATCACAAAAACTACAAAAGTATTTGCTGTATATAACTGCTTTCATTTATTTTTCCTTTCTAACTATTTTATATGTATCTTCAACACAATCATATATCAATGATTCTTTAATAGACTGTGATATATCAAAACTTTTTGGCATTCCTGTACCATCGTCACCAGGATTATTTCGAGCTCTAGCCCCAGTTCCTCGAGTAGATGATGATATTTTTTTAATATCATAACCTTGTGTTTTAGAAAAATCTCTGATTTTACGTTGAATCCATTTCATTGCCACGTAGCCCATATCTGCTCCGCCTACATAAGATCCCAATGATGTATGAACTAAATTTTGGTGTTTAACATCATCAAACGGTTCAATGGTTCCGATAACTAAATCAGAGTTTTTTGATGACAGAGAAAACGTTATTTGAATAATTTTTTTATTCGACGATTTTTCACTGACAGTAGCAGTATAAAATTTTTTATCGTATTCTCTGGCGGTGGTAGTAAATGATATTGCTAATTCTTCTTCAGGATTAACGTATGATTCAAGTACAAGTACCGCCCCATTGTGCGCAAAAAAATATTTATTTTCTATCTCAAAAATCTTCATTGTACATTATATATCGTCGACAACAATGCTGGCAAAATTATAAGTCAGGTAATTCTTCGTAGGCAATTGAATCTGACATCGCCCCAATAACATAATTGGTTGATTCTTGTTCTTGTAGTGCTACTTGTTTGTTGGCAATATTGGTATGCTTGGTAAACCAAGGAATAGGAGTGGCCTTTGGAGCAGGAAGTTGATACTTGAGGCCAATATGCTTAAGCGCATCTGCGGCTGTGTAGTCAACAAAATCTTTAAGTATGTTGGCATTTAATCCAATCACTGGTCCACGTTTGAACAAGTAATCCGCCCAGTCTTTTTCTTCTCGTATAACTTCTGCGTACATGGCATAAACTTCGTGCTCGCATTCTCGTTTAGCTTGGGCAAATCTAACGTCTTCTTTTACCACTTGGTTAATCATCCAAGCTGTCCATTCTTTGTGTAACAGTTCGTCTTGTAGAATCAAACTAATGATGGCACCATTGCCAATGAAGATACGATTTTCCACCATTGCTAAACTGGTGGCAAATGACACCATAAAGCGCAATGCTTCTAATGCGTAACTGGCATTAAGTGCTAGCCATATGGCTTTGATATGCTCTGCTTCGTCAACTGTACCGTCCATTTCTTTCATACAATTAATTCTATGTAGTTTGTCGTAGTAACTGCCAACACTAGAAGCCATGCCAATGATTTCTTTAGTGTCGTGTATGGTATTAAATACATCCTTTGGAATGTTATAAATGTTACGAATAATATGACTATAGCTACGACTGTGAACATTTGTTTCGAAAAAACTCCAATTGTACATCAGTGCTTCTAGCTCAGGGATACTACAGACTGGTGTAAAAATTTGACTGGGTCCACGCCCTTGAATACTGTCTAAAGCCGTTTGTCTCAATAGATTACTGGTGAAAATATGTCGAACAGTATCGCTTGATTCTTTAAAATCGTTGGCGTCTTTGGTAAGCGAAATTTCTTCTGGTACCCAAAAGAATCCTCTGGCTTCAGCTTCAAACTTGGTGAGTTTTTGATATTTTGCTTCTTCAAATCTTTGTACTGTTACTGGACCAGCAGGATCCAAAAACATCTTGCGATTTAAATAATCTGTTTTTGTTGATAAATCATATTGTGCTTTACTCATTTGTTTCCTTAATAATACTCAGAGAATCTAAAAATAATATTTGTCTTGTTGACATATTATGACATAAACTTTTAATTCGTAAAAGTTCAAAATCATTCCACAATCCCATGCTTTCTTTTAACGTTTCTGATAAAACAAATCTTGTATTCTTGTTATTGTATTTTTTATCATCTATTTCATTTGGATCTGTTAATCTATGACTCATTGCGGTGTGAGCGTCATATGCTTGTATTTGATAATTGTTGGCAATGAGTTTTTTCCAAATACCTGCTCCTTGATCACTAATTATGTCACCGCTAAAAATTAATGTTTTAAATATTTTTAACAAGTCTGAATAAAAATCAACAGCATTTATATTTACTCCTTGCTTTTTTCCCACTAACTCAACTGAATATCCTTTATTGTATTTTTTTAGCTCTATGATAAATTCAGGGTTACCATTAATTTCTTGCCAGACAATAACTTGACCGTCACTTATTGGCATGATAAATTTATTGGTATCATTTCCTAATTGTGTAATTTTATGTCCGGCTTTTTGATTTAATTGCAACACCATTAACAAGTTTGAGTAAACATCAGGGCTTTTACCCGTTCTAACAGGCATTTCAAATAACCAATTTTCCACAAAACCCTGAGAAAATGACTTATCATTATTTTGTTTTTCGTTCATGTAATTCCTCAGAGTTTACACGACTCGCATGACTCTTCGTCATCGAAATCAATTGCCTCTAGCGGAGCTTCATCTTGTTGTTGCTTGCTACCTGCTTTATTTAAAAGTGAATAATAAAAAGTCTTGATACCTAATTTGTGTGCTGTCATTAAATTCTTGGCAATCAATGTAACTGGCACTTTGCGGTCTGGGAAATGCTTGGGGTTATAAAAAGTGTTTACCGAAATGGCTTGGTCAACATAAGCGGCCAAAACTGCGGCGGTTTTTAAATAGCCTTCACAGTCTGTTTGATCCCACATAAGCTGGTATTTTGATTTTAACTTGTTGTATTCTGGTACCACTTGGATCAAGCTACCAGCCTTTGATTCTTTTACCGTAATCAAACTCATTGGCATTTCAATTCCGTTGGTGGAATTGATTACCACGCTGGAACTTTCAACCGGAGCAATGGCCATCAGTGTGGCATTGCGAACTCCATAAGCTCGCATGTTGGCCCGCAGAGTTGTCCAATCAAGTTCTGGAGCAAAGTTTACCAAAGCATCGACACCTTTGGCTCGTAGTTCCCAAGGAAAAACGCCTTGTCCATATCGTGTTTTATCGCTGTCAACGCAACGTCCACGTTCTCGTGCTAGTTCAACATTGGCTTCTGTGAGATAATACGCTTGGTGCTCGATAAATGATTTTACTTCAGCAAGTGCTTCTGGCGAACCATACTTGAGACCTCGCTTGGCTAAAAAATAAGCAAGGTTGGTTACGCCGATACCCAAAGGGCGAATTTCATCGTTGGACAATTTTGATTGTACTGATAAAAAATCTTGATAGTCAAGAATATTATTCAAGCTACGGTGCAGTATTCTACAAGCACGGCGCATGTCTTCAGGATTCCTAAAGCTTCCCCAATTTATCGAGCCCAAAGTACATAAAGCGATCCTCCCCTCTTCGTCGTCTAGACGTTTGAAAGATTTAGTTGGTAAAAGAATTTCGCAACAGAGATTGCTTTGATAAATGGTGTGATACTCGGTGTCAAACGGCCCTTGACGTTGTACATTGTCAATGTATACTAGGTAAATTCTACCAGTGTCTGTGCGTTCTTTTAGTATGCCACCTTTGAAGACTTCTTCGGCAGGCATTGTTTTTTTACGTAGGTCATTGCGGAGTTCGTATTTTATATACAGCTTTTCGAATTCGTCGCTGTTGCGGTAAAACGCTTCGTACAATTCAGGCACTTGATTTGGATCAAAGAAAGTGATGTTTTCTCGATTTTTAAATCTCTTCCAAAAGAATGCCGACAACACCACCCCATAGTCCATGTGACGTACTCGTGTTTCGTCAGTACCTTGATTGTTTTTAAGTACTATTAAATCATCGAACTGATAATGCCATATTGGATAAAACACAGTAGCAGAGGCATTGCGAATACCGCCTTGGCTACAACTGCGCAAATCGCCAAACCATTTTTTTAGGAATGGAATCATGCCAGTGTGCATGACTTCGCCACCCCGTATAGGACTACCCAAGGGTCGCAGTCTACCTATTTCCAAACCAATGCCGGCTCTCTTGGCGGCATATTTTGCCATCATTTCACCAGAGGCAAATATACTATCGAGATCATCGTCTGACCTAATAAGAACACAACTGCTAAACTGACGAGTAGGAGTGCCAAGGCCAGCCAACACAGGTGTCGCAAGAGTGAATAATCCGTCACTGGCTGCTTGATAATACTCTTTGATAAAGCGGAGTCTTGCTTGATTAGGTTCTTCACGGTGGAAGATGGTGGCAGCAGCCACCATGTAGCGTATTTGGGGAGTTTCATATATTTCCTTGGTAGCGCGATTACGCACTAAATATTTTTCGATTAACTGTTCAATGGCAGAATAAGAGTAAGTTTCATCTTTTTCATGGTCCAGCATGGCATTCATGCGATTCCAATCGTCTTCCGAATACCACTCTAGCAATTCTGGTGTGTACAAGCCAACCGCTACATTTTTCTTGACGATTTCATAAATGTGCGGCACGGCGTAGGAACCATATACTGATTTACGAAGCATTGACAAGCGTTGCTTGCCAGCCACGTATTGGTAATTGATATTGCCTACATCTGGATTGGCTTCAACGTCAATTAGGTCTACTATGGCTCGTAGTGTAATGCCATCAATTTCTTCAGTAGTAATTCCATCGTAAAAATTTAATTGTGCGCTGATCTCAATCATCGATTGACTTACATCCGCTATTCCTTTACATATCTTTGCTACTTGTGCTTGCCATTTCTCGATTTGCAACGGTTCTTTTTTGCCGTTTCGTTTAACGATACTGATATTCATTTACTGCCTTTTTTATACTTATACTGCGAATTTAATTATAACGTTGGTTTACTTCCGCTAGAGTAAATTGACGTTGGATTTTTTCAATTTGTAGATTATTTACTATATTGTTATTTTCCCAATTCAATGTATATATTCCTTGATTGACTAATACTAAATTATATCCTTCTTCAGTCAAAACCAGCTCGGCCGACGTCAAATCTTTATGTTCCATCATACTTATAGTATACAGGATTCCGAGGCCGCGAGCAAGTTCACAATAAGTGTCATCATTCAATAATTCCCAAGGATCTGGCCAAGTTTCGGCATCGTCCCAGTGTAGGTAGTACTGGCACCACGGGGCGGAAAACCACCAAGCATTGATGTCTGCTAGGGCTTGTTCTAATGGTAAATCTTTGCTTTGTATACGCAGGTTGGAAAAAGCCGCCAACCTATCGGTAAAATTACTGGGCCACATTATTTTTGATTTATTCTTCAATAGGAAAAGGCATTATATACCGCCATCACCAGGATCAACGTAGCCGCACTGGGTACTATTTTCTTCTAGTAGCGTTTCAATCGGTGGTCCATAACTCATGGTTTGTACTTGCCACAACTCGTAACCTGGTCTACATTCGGTGTATATACTAACTGGTTGCGGATAACATTGTGAACTATTTGTTTCTACCAATCTCTCTTGGGTTGAGTTATCACTCATATCGTCTGTTGCCCACAGGTCAGGTCCTACACAATGAGTGGTTGTTCTAATCACCGTCAGAGGTGGCGGAGTGTAACCACACTGGGCACTATTTGCTTCTATCAATCTCTCTTGCGTTGAGCCATCATTCATGTGATCTGTTGCCCACAAATCAGTTCCTACACAATGAGTGGTTGTACTAACCACTGTCGGAGCAGGTGGTGGTACATCACTTGGACCACCAGCGAAGTAGCTAACAGAATAATTCAGCACCGCATTGACTCCGGTACTGGGTGTGGTTGTGTAAGCGATGTCAGTGGCTGCGGTGTTGTTGACGGCGGGTGCGGCGGATAAGACAATTTTTAAATTAGCTGTTTCGCTGTAATCATCCATGAAGTCAATAACAACACCATTGCTGGCTATCCAAAGAGTTCCGGTTCGGCAATCACTGCCTCTGTCTATACTGTAGTCTATTTTACATCTTTTGTTGGCAACTGTAAATAGTGACTGGCGAGTTTTGTTGTCAACCAACACAGCATGTACACCAGATGCTGATGTTTTGGTACCCATGCTTAGTTCTACACCGTTGGTAATGGCAATGCTGGTGGTGCCTTGTAGATTTATTCTAGGAGCAGTTGCCGCTAGGTTATCTGGACGCTGAAACATGTCGCCAATGCTGACGTTGTTGTTGCCACCAATGCTGATGATGTTGGTTCCAGTTGAATTGGTAATACCTGCGAATAAATTACCCACGTCATAAAATACATTGTGTCCGCTGGCGTTGAGACTAACAGCACCCATTAAAATGGCTTCGGCATAAATAACGTCAAACACATTGTTGGTGATGCGAACTCCAGTGGGTCCGCCGGCAATAGGAGCAGTTTGTCCTAACGCTATACCACGAAATAGTGTGTGGAATTTTGAATTGTTTATGACAACACCACGAATATTTTGGTCAGTGTTGATGGCATACGCTAGATTTAAAAAACTACAAGAATCAAACACAATGTCCTGCGTAGTGAGTGACAGTGCGGCACCAAAGTCAACCCCAACACAAGTAGCGGCTTCACTGGTAATGCTGGATGTGGTTTCTACCCCTTGAAATGTCACACCAACAAATCTACAAGTGTTGGCAGATTGAATCACAAACACCGGTTTAGTGCTATCTAAAGTCTGAAATGCCAAGTTCATCACCGTGATGTTCACAGGCGGGTGAGCAGAATTGGCACCAATGTTGCCTTGAGTTTGCTGTAAGCTGTCAGCAGTTTCTGCCACACATGTGGCAGTAGTACCATGATCCAGTTGAATAATTGAACTAATCTTGCCTTCACCGTAGAGCGTGGCATACGCAGGAATTTTAATGCTAGAAGTCACGCGATAAACACCCGCAGGAAAATACAGTGCCTTGCGTGTTTGAACGTTTGCCGCGCGACAGTAAATTTGGTATAACGCTAGATTAATGGCAACGGTGTCATCAGTTAGTCCATCACCTCGGGCTCCAAAGTCCTTTACGCTAACCCATTGATCTAGGCGATCTTGTAATCTCTCAGTGGTAGTGGTTCCGTTGACTCCGGTTTGTGGCGTATAACCAGCTGCCGCGCCTTTGTAGTTGTAGCCTTTGGCTAGGTTGAGAATGTCGCTGAATTCTGTTAAAACTTCAGTATTTCCTACAACTGGCGCACCTTCTGATAATGCCCCGTTGCCAATGTAAAGCTGTCTTGTATCTGTACTCCAGCCTAATTCCGCACCGGCTAATTGGGGTAAATCTGTGTTTAAGCCTAATCGGTGGGTAATCTGGGATATTTGTGTAATCGCCACGTTGCGTTCCTTATAATTATACTATATTTAGCTGAACCGTGACAGTGACTTTATACTTTTGATATTTTGGCTAAAAAATCTTCGGTATCTATTATGTTTCCCATTTCATAATTATACAGTAAATCTTGATTTAGCTTGATCCATGTTAAAATTTTACTCATGATTTTAGGGGTGATCCAATCGGCTACTTGAGCAGGATCATAATCTAAACTGGGCATCATTATAGTAAAACTATCTTCTATCCTCATTTTATTTGGAATATTTGACACTTTAACTCGTAGCCCGTGTGTCTTTGGAGCTTCGCCAACCCAAATAACGACATTTTCTATACCATGTCGGTTAGGGCCAACTCTTGCCATTTCATATAGTTGATCTTGCTGCCATTCTTCGTCAACCATGTTAATATATCGTCTAAGTTCTTCTGTGATCATAATGTTATGTCATCAAATAATATTCTTCAACTCTTTTCCACCATTTTATTCTATACTGCTCGTATTCGTCACCTTCTAGAATAAATTCTTGATAAACTGGCGCGTCTAGTAAATTGCCCATGTCATCAGTTTTGGGTTTGACGCATATCAATATCACACCTTTACGAATATTTGTTCCGTACAATTCATTATGAGCTTCACTGTATGCGCATAGTTGTAAAAAGTAATCTTCGATGTATTCCCGCTTTTTTGTCTTGTTTGATTGTTTGTAATCTAATATTGCTTCCGCACCTAAATGTATACCAGCACCGTCTGTTGTGCCAGCATATATACCTGGATAATATAATGGGCATTCGACTCCCCAAAATTCATCTACATTCTTGAGACCTTGTTCAATAACCACCTCTGCCATTTTGTGACTGGCCCAAGTGTAAGGGTTGGTGCCAGCAGGTTTTAGCTCACCGGTTAGTACATAATGCTCGAGGTAGCTGTGCATCCTCGTGCCCCTATTAGCCGCCTCTGTGGTGATTTTTTGTGCTTGCTCTACACCAACAGCTTGGCGCCATTTTTCTAGTGCGGCGCGTTTTTCTTCAGGTTGTGTAGCTGTCAGTATGGTTGTCACACTTGGCAATTTTTTGCCATCTGGTGTGTTATAAACTCTTTTACCGTTTAGAGTGGTTCTTGACAGGGGTTGATAGGGGAATTTTGGGTTGTACATTATTCAATATCTATTAACCCGTTGGCTATCGTCTCAGTAAATTTGACTAAGGCTGGCTGTTTTTTCTTGATTTTTTTAGATTTTTTAACTGTAGCAGATCCTAAATTATCTAAACCAAAGGATTCTAATTTAATTTTTTCTTCTTGTTGTCTCAATTCTTCATCTGTAAAATCAGTTCCGTTAAAACTATAATCGTATGTTAAAGCATCATGACATACGATGTTGCGCTTTACTATATGTCTTAGGTCTTCCCTGCCACAAAGTAATCTGTTCTGACATTCAATCACATTATCAGGCATTATATCAACACCGTATGTAGTTGATAATGCTTGTTCAAGCGTTGAGCCATTTTCCAATTTACGTATTACTACTTCCGATAAGAATTGTCCATCACCGCAACTTGGATCTAAAAAAGTTTTTGTTGGATCTGTAAATTGTTCAATGGGTATTTGTTCTAGTATTTCTTGTACTAATTTAGTTGGTGTAAATACTTCGCCTGTTGCTTTGATACGATTCTTATCTCGTTCAACACCGCTCATATATTCGCGATGTCTAAGGTGATTAATATAAGTGTTTAACATGAGATTCGATATGAGTGATTTCTGCGTTAGATAAGTTATAAATTTGATACAATTCAGTATCTGTAAATATTCGATCTATGAATAGATTCGGAACATACTCAATTTGAGGATTATCTAAAGTAGTTGAGGTACGAGTTCTTAGTAAAATATAGGTTACTAATTTACTTCTCCAAAAACTACTGTATTTTTCTTTATTCGATACAGCTTCATTTTCTGTGTCAAAGGTAGCAAACAATTTATATCCAGTTTTATTTGGAGGAATTATTTTTAATGTGTTTAACGGATCAATATCAAACCCTTCTTTTTTATAACTAGTTCCAATTCCCCATTTATCACTTATTCCCTTTAGGTTATGTTTTTTCTCTTTCGATGGTTTTAATTTATTTAATAACATAAGCTCTGTTGCGTCAGCTATTAATAATATTTTTTCATCAAAATTAGATATAACTACACTTTTATTTCTATCAGATAAAGTAATTGATCCAGTATATCCTTTTTTACAAAAAACTGTGCACGTTCTTACTTTTGCATGTTCAAAAGCGTCCCATCCGTTGATAGTAATATTATATACCCCTGCTTTCTTTAAAGCATCTCTCATAACTTTACCAACGCCTCGAGTTTGTGTTAGCCAATTGGCTTGAATAACAAAACAAAAATATTCCGGCATCATTTTCTCTGCCACTTTTTTTGTAAAAAGTTGATATATAGGATTATTTGCTGATGTTCCGTCGTTGTACGGAGGATTACCAATCACTAAATCAAAATTCATGTCTGTTTTCCATTCTAAAAAATCTTCTGTAATAGTATTTTCAAATCCATAAACAGTTTTTGCATGATTAGTAAATACTCGATATTTATCAAGCAGGAATAAAGAATTATTAACTTTTTCTTTACTTATTCCTAAGGATAGCATTCTTTTTGCTAATAGTACTGCTTCTGTTCCATGCCCGCAAGCAATATTTAAAATACGAAGATTAGGTTTAAGCAGAAGTTCATCGGGAATATGAGATATAATATCTTCCCACATTTCTGTACTATCTGGCCCACCTAAAATTCCTTTGTTTAAATCAACAGCAAATCTCATCGCTAACTCCTAATTTCTTACTATATGCATATTATAATACCAAAACGAATTATTGTCAACCAAAATTTAGCAATTGATTTGTTGTAATTATACAACATTAGTATAACATTAGATAAACAAATTGTCAACTATTTTAGGTTTACTATTTTGTACAATAACATCTAAAATTGATTCATTCAAAGTTTTGTTATCTAACAAAATACTTATAGATGATGCGGGAATTCCAAACAAATCAATAAACTCTTTATCTAAATTATTATCATTAGCAATGATATTGATACATTCTCTATAACTTTCGCCTTCGAGATTAGCTAAATGATAAACCGAAGTGGCGCTCATATTTAACGCACGAATAGCTTCATTGATTGTTTTTTCTATATTCTTTTTCTCTGAATCACTTAACTCATGTTTGCCTGATGCCCCACCTTCTTTGACAAAGTTTTTAGCATCAGCCCCTAATATATCTTTTTTGTCACTCTTTGATTTACCGTCAGCTTTTACACTTGAAAGAATATCAAACACTCCCGATTCTAATGCCGCACTAATGTCAACACTAACATCGGCAACTTTGAGTAGATTCTCATTATCACCAAAAATACCAAACATTTCTTCTTCGCTGATCTCGGCTAATACCATAGATCCTTTTACCTCCTTAAATTTAAATAAATTAATCGAAGATAATACATATTTTACCGCACTTGTAAAGTCATCGGCAAGCCCAGAACGTTGTATGCTAATTGCCTCGTCTAAAATTAACTTTTCGATATTTTCTGAACGGTTAGGATCAAACGATAAGTCAACAATGATTCCGTATTCTTTATCAGACACCCTGTCATATAATTTATGTTTGTCAGTAGTAGGTGTCAAACAGCGACTAACTTTTTGAGCAGTGGCGTCAACACTACCGCGATCATAAGCAATCACGGTTGCTTGAATTTCAGGAATAGAATAAGATCTACTGCCCATTTGATTAGCAATAATTAATACGCCTTTTTTACGCTCAATCTTAGCTTTGTTAATTTCACGAATAGTTTCGTATTGGGCATCTCTGTTGGTTGTAAAATCGCCATTTAGAACTTTAACATGCCAATCAGGTATAACACGTTCTGCTATGTCAGCGATTTGCGACATTTCTTTTTTGTTGGCAGATACTAATAACATAAAACAGTCTACAGATGTATTTGCCAAAGCGGATAAATTTAATTCTGTACGCAAATTATCTTCGCCTATCAAAGATTTTAGTAATTGTCCTACAAATTCCTTATTACCTAAAGGATTGGCCCAAATTTTAGTCCAACTTGGTTGCACTTTTTCATCTAATTCTTCTACTTGCTGTTTCAAAGAATCAACTTCGGAACAATAAAATTTTCGTTTTACAATTCCAGGTTCTTCTTTCTCTAATTGAGAATAAGATGTGTACAAGACACCATCAATATTTTTAGAGATTTTTGCCAATCTTTGTACGTTTGTACCCGAAGCAAATACTGAAATAAACATGTCAACTCCTAATTTCTTACTATATGCATATTATAATACCAAAACGAATTATTGTCAACCGTTTTCAGCTCTTTTGAGTGTTGTTTTTATACAACATTAAATAAAAAGTCCAATTTAGCCACTTGATTTTCTGTGTGTGTACCAAAATCACCTTCATCAGCAAATACAAAGATATCATCATTTGGAATATCTGCTATCCATTGGTGTTTGGCGATAAATTCTGTTAAATCACCGTGTAGACTAATGGGAACGATGATTCGCAAACCTTGATCTAAATAAGATTGCGCGGTTTCTTCAGCGTTTGGATCATTAATGTCAATGTAACGAATATCTGCAAAATCTTTATATCTATTTAATTCTTCTGTAAATGAAGAATGAACTGATAACCAATAAGCTGGAAGTAACATTACCTTATTGCCATATTCTGCCGTAATTCGATTAAACAACATCAATGCCCAAATTGTTTTACCAAACCTGGGACATAAGTTGGCGATTATAGACGATTTATTAGTGCCTTTGGCAAAAATATCCATTGCCTTATCTAAATTCTGTTCTTGAATTTTGCGTAAAATTACATTAGGGCGCACTCGCTCACCTTCTAGTTCAGTCACAATATTATCAATATAGGCAAATACTTCTGCGGCATTTTTTGCGGGGATTTTAAACCATTCTGTGCCGGCATTATCTTTTTTATGCCAAAGACCTTTACCACGTAAAATTTCATGTACATCAAAATCACGGGCTATTTTTTTAAGTCCAACCCATTCGCCAATTTTTACTTTACCTTCCCATTCTGCTGATCCACCTTGTTCGGCAATACGTATATCTGTGTCGCGATGACTATCACCAATTTTAGTAAGTATATATCCGTCTTCAGCAAATTCTTTCATTGCTGAAGGGTATGAATAAGCATATAAATTGATCATAATTATTTTTCCCAGTTAGCAGTTAAGTACCATTACTTAATTGTCTATGTGTATATTGTAATGTCAAATTAAATTATTGTCAACCAAAATTCACAAAAATACCCCGAATCAACGGGGTAAATTTATGTTGTTTTTTAACAATATTTTAAGCAGAACTTGTTAGAATCTCTAGAATTTAGTCTTCATTAATGGCATCTATACTGTCTAGACTGATGTCTACCATATCCCAATTTTCTTCAAAGTCTAGCTCATTATTGTTCAGTTGTTCTTGAATCATTGCCAGTGCTTCCTCTTCAGTTTCTGCGTCAACTGAAGTGTTTGTATACATGGGTATTGATATCGAATAATAAAAAGTTTTCATTTGTTATTCCTGTTCATTTGATTAAATGGCACGATATTAATTGTAAACTAGCGCCTAATAATATTAAAAATTGATTGCTGAAGATCAGCCACTTCATCATTAGGTACGAACCAATCAGTAGCCGGATCCCAATATTCGCCATCTTTAGGAGAATAATAGAGAACACGACCATTAGGGTATTTAAATGGACCTTCCAAACCCTCACGTGGGCCGTAAGCATCACGCATGACATCAACAGCATCTTTTACACGATATCCCATATTACTCTCCCAAGTTTTCAACAGTAGACTTATAAAAGTAATTACGATAACTGCGGATCTTACTTTGACGATTGGTATGTGTGTCGTTTATTTTAACAGTATAACCCCTAGCCTCTAATGCGTCAATCAGTATTGACAAATCACAGTCTTCTTCCAAAAACACATTGCCATTTTTAACATAACTAAAGTAACTGATTTTGTCAGCAATACCCAAACGCTCTAACCGAGCCAAGGGAAAACGAACCCAGCCATGACCAGGATCATCAAATTTTCTAAGTACGATTGATTTTGTCATTGCTAGTCTCCTTAATTGTATTCGTAAAATTTAACACTGGTGTCCAATGCTGTCAATTGCGCCGCCGCTTCACGCAGAGCTTTGTATCGACGAGCAACTTCTGCGCGGGGCAACTCGCCATCGCAAGTCAAGTTCTCAGGGCTCAAGTCCGAGTCAATGCTATTAGCAATCTTCTGTCTATCTTCGGCATTTTGGATGCTCAATTGCTTGCCTCCAAAGATAGCGTTCCAACGGTTTTTTTGATCTACATACGCGGTTAGTGCTGATACTTTCATTTACTGCTCCTTTTTTAACTACAATACAAGTATTATACAACCAAAATTAATATTCGTCAACCAAAACACCGTTGCGTTCACGCAACAAAAGTATAATGTCACGTGTCATTTCGCGGTCAAAACTGTCACCCAAAAACTCTACAGTGGCAAAATCTGGATGATTTTTAAGCAGGTCTGTGGCTTGTTCAACTTCAGCTTGGCTGGCACCAATGTCGTAAATACCATCATCGCCATAAAAACTCAAAACATATTGGGTAAAATCATTCATTGCGTTCTCCTTTGTTATGAGGAAAATCAAGCAGACCAATATGACTCACTAGCGGGTGAGCAATAATACGGAGTGTCATAACGCTCACTAAATTCCTTACCACCCATTAGGTTTGTCTTGGTAACATAAGTTTCAAACACTTCAACTACAAAGCCCAACTTACGTTTGGCTTCGGCAACGGTGTTGATGTAGTCTTGAGTCACTGGCTCAAAGTCCTGTTTGGCAACCAATCGTTTACCTTTTTTAACACGGCGGTCGGCTTTGTAAATTTCGATTGTGTATTCTGTAAGTTTTGACATTTTTAACTCCTGTTTGTTGTTGTCTATGTAGTTATTATACAACCAAAATCAATATTCGTCAACCAAAAAAACTGTTGTAATAAAACAACAGTTTTAAGGCCATTGATTCCAACGAGCGTCATGCTCTATTTGAGCACAAGCCATTACATCGTCGAACATGCGCATGAATTCTTCACTCATGTGGTTTTCCCGACGCATAAATTCGGACAACATTGACATTTCATGTACCACTCGACTTGAGTGTGTCACGGTGTCTTGCCATTCTTCTTTTGTGAAACTTGTCATTGTCTTCTCCTGGTTTATCACCAAGCCAAGACCTTTGTGGGGCTGGTGATTTTACCTATATATTCCAACTGGTCTTGTTCGAATTCGGTTTTAAAATCGTTTGATACCAAATCCCAACCGATGATGTGTTCTTTGTAGAACTCGCTGTTTTCTTCGATTTGTGAGCGTAGAGCCATTACGGCTGTGGTAGCTTCGTCGTTGTTTTTAATGTTCTTGACAAAGTAGTCATTGCCACCTTTGAATTTCCAATACTGAGGACACACACCTTTACCGTCCCAATCGTGCGCACTATAATTTTCTTGTGTTTGGGTTTGGATATGTAATTTCATGCTTGCTCCTGTTTGTTGTATGTAGTTATTATACAACCAAAATCATTATTCGTCAACCAAAACACCGTTGACCGATCACCTGCCCCAAACCATGTTAGCGTCAGCCAACATGACATCACCCACCGTGACTGTGAGATTGTGACTGACAACACCGTCTTTGACAACACCCTGAGAAACTGTGAAATTGTGAACACGCGTTGAGCCTAACTCCGATTGAAGTGTCGCGACAAAGGGCTCGATCGTGGCGGGTATTGCCAGTGTGTCATTCAAGTTGGTGTAAAAGTAAAAGTTGAGAGCGCTGGCTTGAACACTTGAGTGCCATCTGCCGGGGTTGGCATTGGTGCCATACTGCCACCTAGGGCTGGCTAACTTCATTGCGTCTTCATTATTTGTTGAGCCAACCAGATTGTCAATCCACCCACGGGCAAAAGATGATAGTGTTGAGTCACTGGCTAACTCTGCGTCCAAGTAGTCTAGATCCATGGGCCCCACAATACTTGCCACGCCCTTGATGGGGTAAAGACCTGTTTGCGCTTGATAAGCCATAACCGAATACACTGCCATGTGCCCGCCAGCGCTGACCCCGCCCACACACAGGCCCTTTGCGGTTACCGTGGCGTTGACCTGTTGCCATTGCGCATTGTTGAATTTGTTGCCATTGCCCTGATTCATCAACAAGTCTAAAACTGTCATGGCATCTGCCAACACATCCGCATCGCTGATCACGGGCACCAACCTGTAGTTCATGTTGACCACCGTGTAGCCCGCTTGAGAGATTTCGAGCGCATCGGCTGAGTTATCGGACTTGTCGCCACCATTCCACCCTCCACCGTGTATCCAAAGAACAACACCCTGTGAGGCACCTGGGGGAGTGTAGATGTCGGCGGTTTCCAGCGGATCGTTGCCGTATGTTGTTGTAGCCACTGTGACCTGAGCCACCTGAGCAGATGCCAGAGCCGATTGAGGAGCCTGGGTCGAACCTCCACCACCACAGGCTGTGAGAGCGACGGTTGATAAAAAAGAGAGTGTGATCAGTAGTTGTTTCATTTACATTCCTCTGTGTGTATCTCGTTAAGATGAGTCTATTATACTATAACTTATGTGATTTGTCAAGCGTTTTTTGAAAATATTTGAGAATTTGGGCATCTTTACATTTCTTTACAAAGTGTTGTATTCCTACAACACCTTGTACCGTGATGTTAGTCTTGATTAGTCCGGATCAATTGTGATTGACAATCGACAAGCCCGCTTGAGTATAAGCCGCCTTTTGATCGGGGTAACTGCGAATGCCTTTTGTAACGGCTGTGGGGTTTTCTGTGTAACTGTTGTCATCAGCCCAAGTCCACGCAATGATACCTGCCACTTGAGGAGTAGCCTCAGCGTAGTCTACAAAGGGCTTGGGATCTTGACCATAGTTACCCCCTGGCAACAGCAACAACTGTTGACGGGCAGAGATTCGTTGTAACAAGGCGCTGTAGATGTCGCCGGGCTTTAAGATGTCGGCACCACGACCATAACTGTCTATGCCGATGTAGTCGTATTCATCAATGCCAATCAAGTTGTTGACATCAGCCACAGTCTTGCCTACCATGGTTGGGTCGGCATAGACAACACCCAACTTTACACCCGTTAACTCAGCGAACTCGGCTGATACACGACGTACCACGGCGATACCTGAAAATAAGTCTTGAGGATTTACCATGGTGATGTTTGGTTCATCGGCTGGGTAAAGCATGTGAACATACTGTAAGGCATTGGCGTTGTGTAGCAATGTAAAAAAGCTTCGCAATTCGCTCTCAGCCGTGGGCTTTAAGGTCAGCCCAGTGACGTAAGGCTTGACTGATATCACAGCAGTGGCGTACAATTGAGGACTAATGTCCAGCGCTGTGTATCTGTGTGCCGCCAAGATTGCCTGAACCGCGGCTTGTTCGCCACCGTATTGACATTCAGCCCATAGATTGATTTGATCGCCGGTTTCCGCCAGTTGTTGAGCCTGACTTCCATAGTTAGTGGCACACGCGTAAGTGTAGCCCAGGTCAGTTCTTTTTGGAGCCTGAGCGGGCGTTTGCGGGGCCTGGGGTGAACCAGCGCCACCTCCGCAAGCCGTGAGTAAAACGGCTGTTGATAAAGATAAGATTGATAAAAGTTGTTTCATTGCGCTCATACTGTTATCTCCTCTAAAATGACGTCATCGTAGTTTTGTTCAATCCACTCATTGTAGACCGCTTTGGCTTGATTTAAACTGTTGCCTTCATAATCGGCCACACCGCCTACCCAAACAATGAATCGCTTCATACTGTCTCCTTTACCGTCCCAATCGTGCGCACTATAATTTTCTTGTGTTTGGGTTTGGATATGTAATTTCATGCTTGCTCCTGTTTGTTGTATGTAGTTATTATACAACCAAAATCATTATTCGTCAACCAAGGCTGTCAAAGCCTCACTCAAATCACGTGGGGTTTTATCTGCGAGGTCAAAGTAATACCAAACACCATCACGCATGATGTAAGCAAACTCAGCACCCACGTTATCAAAGTATTCTAGGAAGTGATTAAAGTCCGTCAATGTTTTAAAATCTACACCTGTTTCACCGCGATCACGACCGTAGAATGTAGTCATGTCGCCATACAGTGATTCCCATTCTTCGACACTTATTGTATTACTATTTTCATCACGATCAAAAGGACTAAAAGGGTGCTTTTCACCGATTACGGAACCCAGTGAGCTGACGTCACCTAAACTAATCAAGTGGTTGGCTTTGACGGAGTCGTAGTGTTTTAACAACACCGCACCAACTCCCTCTAAATAACCATCCCAATGTACGGAAACAGCCTTGGCATTATCACCATGCATCACTGCGATTACTGAACGTGTGCCCATTTTTAACTCCTGATGTCTAAGTGTTGATGTAGTTATTATACTGTCAAATGTCGCCCAAGTCAACCGTTTCTTCTACAACTCCCAGGTCTTCGATTGTAAAGACACCGTCTGTTACGCCCTGAAATGCTGTACGGAAACTTTCATGTTCTGCTAAGAAGTCCAGGATCTCTTCTTTGCTGGTGCCTTCGGGTGCAGTGATCTCTTGTGTTAGGATTGTGGTTACTGTGATCTTCATCTTGTGCTCCTTGTTGCTATGTCATAATTATAGCCCCAAAGGGCTATCTTGTCAAGCACCTAGTGTATCGCTGATCACTAGATAGTCAACACCGCTGTAGGTTTCTACCCCCACTTCGGCCGACGAAACTTCCATACCATACTCCATGTTCATGCTCATGTACACGGGCAGGGTTGGATCTACTTTTGACAAGATGCGGATCAAGTCTGCTACTCTTAGGGTGTCTGGTCTAATTTCTATCATGTTCTCTCCTGTTTTTTAATTTATGCCTAATTATAGCAATTTTGGATATATTAGTCAACCAAAATACCCTATTTCTAAGATTTGTTGCTAAAACACAACAAAATAGGATATTTTAGTGAATACGGGATTAGAAAGGAATTTAATTATGTATATGTTAACTTACTTTTTGGTACTTTCAAGTAATTTTTGTTTTAATTCAGTATTACCCCAAATATCATAAGTTGTTTTACCATCTTCTCGACGACATTTTAATAAATTCTTAAATTGGAAATGATAAAGAAATCTATTTCCGGCAAAAGAATTTTTATTAGTATCACCTGTGAATTTATCCAGACTTTTTAAGTCAGCATCTAATTCTTTATTGGTAATTAATTTATGATTTTCAATATCTTGTATAGTAACAATATCTAAATTATCATTAACTGTTCGAATTTTTGTGGACATACTTAATTATATATTAATTAAGTCTTTAAATCAATCATATCTGCTAATCCACGCAATCTTTCCGCATCTTCAGCTCCATACATGGCATTCTTGGCAGTATTACAACGATTACAAAGAATTTGATAATTTTCTATGCTGTCTGCTCCGCCGCGGGTTGTGGGAACAATATGATCTAGGCTGGGCATATTATCACTGGCTTTTTTGCCCTTAATATTTCCCCCTAAACTATAATCTAATATATTCCCACATCGCAGATTAGCACATTTTCCCCCGCATATTGCTCGCATGGCGTCATGTCCCGCACGACGTGTTCTATGATTTTTACCTACCCATACATGTCGCATGGCTGTAGCGGCATCTTCACCTGCATCTAATGCCTCTACAAATCTTTTAAATGTAGCGGCATTACCATAAGTCTTTTTATTATATCCTAATTGTACCATTTCGTGCTCCAATTAAGATTTAATTACTGGCATTTTGAGATCTTTAAAAGGTCTACGCCCATTTACAACATCAACACCTTTAACTTGTTCATAAATGCTTAAAATACCCGAAGCCATTTTACTTTCGGCATCAATACTTGTAGTTTCTAAATCCACACGGCATTGTTCTTGTACAGCATTAAACAATACTTTAGCATCTACCACCCCAGATTCGTCAATATAACGCACTTTTACTGTACGAATAATATCATCAAATAAATCATCTTTATATGATTTAATTTCTTGTAATAATTTACGAATTTGTAATAGCCCGCGAAGTGTATCTGTTTGAATATATTTTGTGGGCCAGTGTTGTTTCATTTTAATTAATCCAAATTTTAATTCAGATAATTTAAATGAATCACGAATAATATATAAATGTCCAATATTAGTGATACAACCAGCACTACGTTTACGATAACTAATTTGACAATTAGCATCATTTACAGTATTTTCTAAATCTACCGCTTCTTGAACGCCCATAATTACTTCTTGTTTATGAATAAAATATGGCTTCATTGGCTCATTATCATTATTAAGAGCCAGTAACATTGTGCTTTCTATATTTTCATCTTCGGATTCAATATAACAAATGGGCACATGACTACCTGGACCATATTTTAACACCCAAGCAATTCCGTGCTGTTGTCCATCGGCAATATAATAACGGTCTTCCACAGCACTATATCGTGCCTGTAAGGGAGTGGCACAGACAATATTCCATTTAGACAATAATTTTTTAATATGCGGGGGTTCGGGCCAGCGTTGACGCTGATAATTAATAAAACATTTTTGTACAGGAGCCCAGATAAATTGTAATATATCTTGGTATTCTGTGTTAGTGTTTAAGGGAAATTCGCCGCCAGTAGCATCATTAACCGCATGGGCCACTGATATTAAACTTACTTTATGGCTTGATGAACCTGCTGATGGGTCAAAGGCTTCTGTCTTGCGTTGCTTACTCATTTAGATCCTCCATTTGGCAATATGAGTGTAATTAATTATCAATTACAAGACTATTATAGTTTCAAACTGGAATTAAATCAAGATATTTGACGCCATATTTACTGTGATAAAATTAAATGATATTGAAATTCTTGTTTCTTCGTCAGTTGACGGTTCTACATCATGCAAAATTGGTGCGCATGGCAGGATTTGAACCTGCTGTCTCAGGTTGTAAACCAACCTTTGCTATCCCACTTAGCCTCACACGCGATAATTTTTAAATTCGAAAACTTTCGCCACAACCGCAACGATCTCGCTCATTAGGATTGCTAAATTCAAAACCTTCGTTGAGTCCGTTGCGTACAAAATCCACGGTGACGCCTGTTAAATACACTAGGCTTTTTTTGTCGACAAAGATTTTACAGTCTTCGCAGACTATGACTTCGTCAGCGGCAGTGGCTTCGTCAACGTATTCTAACACATAAGCCAGGCCAGAGCAACCTGTGGTTTTAACACCCAGTCGAATGCCTAAACCTCGGCCACGTCGTGACAGCGTTTGTTTAATTTTATTCGCGGCTTTTTCTGTTAGCGTGATCATGTTAAATTTCTCGTAGCGCTGAACTTGTATGAAATGATTCTTGTAAAGGATAACCAGCTAGTCGTTTAAACTCCATTATATGGAACTGTCCTCGCATTTCACTTATATAATCCGACTCTCCTAACACGTACTGATAATTTTCAAAGTCTGGATGTTCTTTGAAATATTTATCAAGTTCTGCCATTGATGTTATTTTATCAACTTGATATTTTTCTGATTGATTGTTGTAAACCCCAACGGTATAATTGAGTTGGAATATTTTACTCCAAATCTTAAATCCGTCATTACTTAATGTTGTATCACTGGCAAATCGAACTCCTGCTGGCATATCGTTGGCTATTTTTAAATATAGATCGATGGCATAAGGTGGCTTACTTATAAGTGTAGGATTTTTGCCGGTTGAGTTAACTTTAGCAAATTTTCCTAAGGGAGACACATTCGAACACAACAATATATCTTTGCCATCAAGTGATGCTATCCAATAAAAAGATGAATCACCAATAGATATTTTGAAAGTATTATCACCTAAATCAATTGGTTTTTTACCTGCCGATAACTCAGTTTCGATTTCACGTTTAATATACTCATAAGGATTACCTCCACTAACTTGGCGAGGCATTTCCATTAAATAGCGTTTGTAAAATCTACCGTAGGCCATGTTATGCTAATGTTTGTTTGATTTTTTTACTGGCTGTGTCTTTTACGATAATCTTCTACCGCGGCTTTCACACAATCTTCCGCAAGGATTGAGCAGTGGATCTTAACTGGTGGAAGAGCAAGCTCTTGAGCAATCTCGCTATTCTTAATCTGTGCCGCGGCGTCAAGTGTTTTACCTTTAACCCATTCTGTGACCAACGAGCTTGAAGCAATCGCACTACCGCAACCATATGTCTTGAATCTCGCATCTGTGATGATACCATCTTGCACCTTTATTTGGAGTCTCATTACATCTCCGTTAACCGCAAGCTGGGGCACCGACTAAGCCGGTCCCAACTTGCGCATCTCCTTTATCAAAAGTTCCCACATTTCGGGGATTTTCAAAATGATCTATTACATCTTTACTGTAAGCCATAACTATCTCCTGTTATTGATTCTACTGTCTCTTTAGACTGATAACTATCCCATTTTTTTCTATTCTCTTCACCTAATATATATCTTAGATTTTTCCTACTACCAATTACTACCGGAGGTATTCCTAATTCAAATCCTTGTTTATATGGTATAATGTGATCCAATTGATAATCTGTTTTATGTTTACCAGTTATTTTAGATATGCCTTCTTTTTTCATAGCATAAACTGTTCTATATGTTGCTTTCCTACATTCTCTTTTATATGCCTCAAATTCATTATCTGTATAGTTTTTTGGGCGAAGGTTGTTTAATTTACCATCTTTGTTGGGATTATTTTCTAACCATTTTTTTCTTTGGTGTTCATTAGGTAATCCTTTATTCCAACCCCATCCTTTTTTAAGACCATCTCTATTTTGTTTTTCCTTTTGTTCTTCACTAAGTGTTATTCCTTTGTTCCAAGGAGTATGCCCGGGGCGGTTATTAGGGTTTTTACAGGCCTGAGAACAATAATCCAAAAATCGTGGTTTAGTAATAAATGTATCGTTGCAAAAAAGGCACGCCTTTGATATGCCATACTTGTTTTTCATACAAGTATTTATGATTGGCGTGCCCGTTTGTGAGTATTATCTGACTGCCTCAGTATGTTTATGTCTAATACTCTTTTTAAGAATCTTGAACCAGTATTTTTTCTCGGCATCTTTGTCGTGATTAAAAATAGCTTGATACATTTTTTTGATTAACTTTTGAACTTTCATTTTATTATCCTAAAATCCATTTATACATTAACATTGGAATACCGGTAACTATAGCCGAAAAGACTGCTACTGCCACTGATCCAAAAAATATTCTACAAAGAGCCTGCCCCCAATATGTTTTACATAGTGAGCAACTATCAACTACTTTCAAAAATATTGTACTAAAAAAATCATATTTTGTAGTTTCTGACATATAAATTCTCTTAAATCAGTTAGGAACCAAAACTAATTGTTGAGTGTTGGTTTGTGGATTAATCATTTCTTGCCAATGATAACCAATAGGTGCTGGTTGTACTCCAGGCTGGGTGTAAACCACTGGAGGTTGTACGTATACAGGTTCAGGTTGAATATAAACCGGAGCTGGGGCATAATAAGGGCGAGCCATTCCGTAACCAATAGCGCCACCGATTAAAGCAGGTGCTACCCAACCAATGCCACCACCGCCATGCCATCCGCCGTAACCACCACGATAATATCCGTGTGCTTCTGCGGTACTGATGGATAACCCAGTGATTAATGCTAATGCTACTGCTAATTTTTTCATGTTTGACTCCTTATTGAGCAAATTGTTGTGTAAATAACACACCGTGATAGCTAAAGGTAACTATCGACCCTTGTTGCATACTTATTGGAACTATGCGACAAACTTCACGTACTTCAGTATGGGCTGATTGTTGACCAACATTGTTGCCAACTACTCCGCCGATCAATGCGCCAACTACTCCGCCAGCTAGGCGATCACGATTGTTGCCACCTACTGTACTACCCAGGGCCGCTCCGGCTAACGCACCAATGGCACCATCACTTGAACTGTTGTTGACCCCGACTTCTTGTTGTTGACATTGTCGCTGATTAACTGTTACAATTCTTGGTTGTACATTTATCACTTGAGCAACATCGCCGGTCTGTGCCATTGCTGATGCGGCGGCGAGGAATAACATTGGTAGAATCTGTTTCATAATTTCTCCTGTATACTTATATAACGCTTATCTGCGCTGTTTAGTTTACATATTATAATAGATTTAAGAGTATTTGTCAACCATTAAAAAAGTAATACTTTTTATTTACTTAGTCCGCGTTTCATAGCGGATTTGGCATTTTGATTCACCACTTGCTCGGCTTGATCTACTGACATTTCGGCACCGCTGACATCAGTGTTGCCTTTAAATTTAATTAGGTTGGAATTAGGTTCATAAGGTTCTAGCACATCACTTAAAGGCGGTTGAGCGATTAAATCGCCCAAGCTGTCAGCGTTGACTTCTACTCCTAAATTTTGGGCTAGAGCAATAAATGCTGGCGTAGATATTTGTTTTTGAGCATTGGTATCTTGAGCTCGTCCGGCTAAAAACTGGGTTAAGGCCACCAGTTTTTTTGTATCGACACCGGTATTTTCAACTTCGAATATCAGCATTTATTACTTTTTATTTGCGTTTACCACGACCTAAGTCGGGAGACATTTCAGGTTCGTCGGCATCAGGAAATGGATTTCCTTCATCAGGCATTTCTTCACCGCCCATGTCATCAGGCATGTCTTCTTCTGGAGGTACCTCGCCCGCCATACCAGCACCCATGTCAGCGCCGGGCATAGCACCTGGCATTTCTTGACCAGTAACTACATTCAATGATTGATCTAGTTGTAGTTTGGTTGCTTGTAAATTCTGTACCAGTCCACTTAATGCGGCAGTGACTTCTGTGTTAAACTGCATGGCTTGGTCAACACCTACTTGGTTTTTAATTTGATCAACTAATGCTGGCAAGTCTTTGAACTGGGCAGTGCCAACGTCTTCTAACATCTTTTGAATCTTGTCAACCATGTCCTGAGCAGCCAACACTACTTGCGCTTGTTGTACTTCGCTTTCACGTAAAATGTGATACAAGCTACGTCTAAAATTAATACTTTCAGTTTGTAAAGCGGCTTGAGCAACCAACTGTTGATCTTGTGGGTTAAGAGTTTGTCCACTGGCGGCTTTTTGCATCGCTGTTTTCAACTGTGGATTTTGAATCTTGCTTAATTGAGCTTGCTGTTGCTGTTTGGCCATTTGCTGTTGTTGTGGAGTTTGGGTAGTAGTGCCAGGTTTTTGAGCATTGTTTACATTTTGCTGGGCACCTGCTACACCGCCAACTGGCACTGTGGGATCTTCTTTGATTTTGGCTATGAGCACACGTTCCATCATCATTAGCTTGTTATAAGCTGGGTTTTGTTCTCTGTGATGCGCGGCTTTGGTTTGCTTGTGTTCGCTGATTAGTTTACGCACTTTACCCAACATGGTGCGAGCTTGGCGTGTTGACATAATGTCAACGTTGATAGAGTCTCCGAAATAACTTTCAAAGACCTTGGCCGCTTGTTTTGATGGCTTTGGTGTAGCCAATTCGAAAAGTTTCATTTTTAAATCCTTTTTACTTGATAGTATTTAGCCCAATTTACACATTTGGTTAATTGTTCTTCAATAAGATTTTTGTTGATAATCTTATTTTCTAATTTAGTTTTGATTAATTCGCGATTTAATGGGCTCGCGCTTTTGGCAGCTATCTTAGTTCTAACGTCAATATCTAAAATCAACGCTGTTAGTTTTTTGTCTAAAAATTGTATTTCCAATGACATTTTGTGTTGGCTGTAGTTATCAGCTATACACCAACTTACCGCGCTTCTACTACTGGAAAACAAGCCGATTTCTGAAGTGTGGCAAAATACACGATACAGGGGTTTTTCCGGCACAATGCGATACTTACCAAACGCTATGTAATCACCGTCTTCTTGTTGCCAAAAAAAGCTGGTGTGATTCATTTTAAATTCGTCGGCAAATATTTTATGTAGTAAATTTTCGTTTTTCATTTTATTAAAAATAATTGAGTGTCAATAGTACTGCTCTTAACATCCAACATTATATATTATTTATGTTAAAAGACTAAACCAGATGTTTTGATATTCACCGCTGACAATTAGTGTTTGAGAAGAAGTTAAAATATTTTCTAACCCTACCATCATAGGCACCCCAGCGGCGTCTGCTATCAGCATTTGCACCGGGTCTTCGCTGGGTCCAAAAACCGCCGGTGTTTCAACTTCGAACTCAAATTCCCAAGCATCATTGTTTTTTATTGGGGTTTTCAACTGAAAAATCTGTGTTCTCATACTAAGCAATTGCGTTATGGTTTCCCAATTTCGTTGTTGGTTGCGTGAACGATTCCAATCACGTTCATTGAGAATTTGCTGATTAGCGCGGTCTTGAAATGGTACTCGCGTTGATTTATAGTGCCCTGTAACTCCAGTGGCAGTGATATCAAATAATGTTCGGCAGTGAAATCTCATAATTCAGTGTTTGACAATTCATAAAAAATTTCAACTTGCTCGCATAAGCGATTTAATTCCTCGTTCTTATTGCGTTTTGCGAATATTTCTACCCATTTTTTTTGTTTTTCTAATTCAATTTCTTCTTTTATCAGCGCAGGATCGCGATGATGAAGCCATTTATCTTTAGAACCTGGGTTTCTTGCGTAGACCGTTTGTCCACCATCTGGTGTTTCGTAAATGATTATTTCTGTAACTTTGTTGACAAGCATGATGCTGTATTTAACTATTAAATTACTAGTCAACAAAAAACCCACCTAAGTGGGTTTTTGATATTTTAAAATCTCTTTTAAAATTAACTTGCGCTTGTAGCTGTAGAAGCTAGTCTAAAACCAACGTTTGTAACTGCCGCACCACTTACGTCGTAGCCGTTAACTGTACCTAAACCAGCAATAGTAGCTTGTAAAGTACTAGCAGAATAAGCTCCTGTTGGGAATAAAGCGATACTCAAATTGTTTTTGTTAGTTGTAGCGTCAACTTGATAAAAAGCAATAGTGCTAGTTTGTTGAACTGCCATCAAAATCAATTGAATTGCGCCGTTTACACCAGCTTGTCCGCTAGGATCAGCACCTAAATCGATACCAAAAAAGTCCAGTTTTGGACCTTGGATCATTACTGGCGTACCAGCAGGTGTGTATGTTCCTGTAGAGGAAAGTTGGGGACCATTGAGTGTATCAATAGCAAATACGGGTTGTGAACCACCGTGTACTAATGGGATCTGTGCCATGTTAAAATTCTCCTTAATGTATGAACCTTTTGGTTCTACACTTATTTAGTTAAATGGCAAAAAATCACGGTTTATCTGTTATTTTCTGGCAAGATTTTGTTGCTGATTTGCTCGACTAAATTCAAATCTATTGACAAACTTGACTGGGCCACCGGGTATTGACACTACCCAACCTTCTTGGCCTGGCTGTTGTTGGTCTAGCTGACGAAGCAAGTCGGTTTTGATATCGTGTAGCAGGACAAAAGCTGTAAATGCCGCGGTAATTCCATCACTGTTACTGCGCGGGCTTTGTAGATACTCGATGATGTTGTTGAATTTCTTTGGTGTGGTCTTGGTTTTTAACCACTCGGCAAATCCTGGCATTAGTTTAGCAACCGCAAAATCCGACACACTTGGGTCTTTTACCAAACTGTTGATGTAATCTACACATAGTTTAGGCAAGTCAGTAATTTGTAGTGTTCTAAGTTCAGCAGGGTTGAACAAGTGATTAATCGCAGAACCTTGACTAGCTACCAGAGACTTAAGTTCTTTGACTTTAGCAGTATCTTGTGGTTGTACATTTGCCGTTGGATGTATTGGTTCAATCAGTAATAAACCCGGAACTGGGTTTAATTTAACTTTACCCAATGCTTGTTTTGGTGCTCCTGGTTCCGCATACTGAGTGTGAATGGCAATACCAATTTGGCTTTGTTCTATGCGTTTTCCTAAATCACTGGCTACCGGAATTGCGTACTGTACTGTGTTGGGTTTAAAGATTAGTGCTCCGGCTTTTTCAGGTGGCGTACTGGTATACAGTAAATCGCCTTGAATAAATCCTTTGAAATTTTGCGGAGTTGCGGCTTCTAACAAAGGCCATAATGTCTTGTAAATCGGATATAGGTTTGCTACTCTATTTGCTGACTTGCCTTTTTCTTGGGCTTCAGCATCACGTTTAGCCATGTGCCCGCGGATTGCATCTGGACTTGTAAATAACCCATTATAGCCCACTGCCGTGAATCCTGCGGTGTCTGTAAGTACAAATTCACCGTTGGGTTTGCGCCCAAATACTACAGCGGGCGATCCGTCCCACTTCAAACTTACACTAGTTGTAGTGTTGTCTTTTAAATGAGCAATAACCGCCAACGCTTCTTTAATGCCAGCAGTACCGCGCCTAAATACCAAGTCTTCGATGTGTTCAATACCCTTGGCTTGTCCGCCTTGAACTTGTGGTTCTTCTGCTTCAACTAGCTTGCTCATGCCTTGATTAACAATTCGATCACGTAGCCTTGCTAGGAAGTTTATGTCACTTTCACCACGTGATTCATCTAGTGCGATGCCATTTTTGGCAAAGGTTGCTTTGGCATCGGCTATTTTTGCTTCGCGGTTAGGATCACCTTGAAGTGCTTGTAACATGGTTTCAACGCTGTACAAGTCTGCCTTACTGGCTTTTTTGTTCAGCATTATTTTTGCTATTTCATCTGGATCAGCTGACACTAGGTTATTGGTAGCACGATCTACTAAGCCCTTGCGAGTAATGATTTTATATCCTGACGCTTTGGCAATACTGTTGAGCATTATGTGCCTATCAACTGCGCTGTACTCACTTCGTGTGGGATTTGATATAAAAAACTGACCAATTTTTAAATTTTCCATAAACATGAAATCAGTTTGGACATAGCCTTTTTCCGGATTTCCTGCTATTGGCGTTTTAAAATGAATTTGGTCCCCACCTTTTTTAACGTATTCTTGTGGCTTAAGTTGATGACTGGTACACCATTGGCTAAGCTCTGCTATCAACTGGTCCGGAGAGATTTCTGTGGAATTAACTGCTAAATCTAAATCTCCGGAACTGGATTTTTTACCTGTTGATCCTAACCAACGCTCAGGATAACCAGTGTCAGGATCTATTTCCCCACGTAGGTCTAAGTCCGTTAACTGCTGTAGCCAATCGACAGTGGCGGGAATGTCAGTTTGATTAATGCGTTGCGTTAATGACTGACCTTCTTTATTTTTGAATACATTCCCGCCTTCTTTTAATATCATATGTAAGTCTCTTAGTAGGGTTTTTGCGCTGTCAATCTTGCCAACTCTTCTTCGTATATTTTAATCATACTGGCCGAAGTTCCGGGCAATGTTCTCTCACTTCTAATTTGTGAGATCACGTGATCTACTTTTGCGTTGTGAGCACTGGTTAAACGATTGCGTCTTGCTACTTCGATGAGTCGAGATTTTTCGGCTTCTTCGGCAATATACGCTTCTCGGTAATCAGCATCTTCTATCATTAAACGATTGTGCTCAGCCTTACGTTGTCGTTCAGCTTCTCGCTCGGCTAACTTTTGTTTTTCTGCATTTTTCGCGGCGATTTTTTGTTGCTCGCTAAAATAAGCTTGTAATTCCGCGGACCGTGGTATAGTGTCTTCATCTGCTTTTCCAAAAAAGCCTATGAAAAAATTTATAATAAATTTACAAATAAACCACGCAGGAATACCAAGAAGTAAACTATAAAATCCCACAGAAAAAATAACGCCCGCGATGCTAGAATCATGTGGTAACATAGACCCAGTAAAATAAAACCACATAGCCAAAAATACCAAGAAGCCAACCACTTGACCTTTGTCTGTAGCGACTTCGTTGTTCTTTTTCAACTCGGCCAATGATTTATTATACTGTGCTAGTTCTTCTTTAATGCTCATTTGGATCTCGTTTAGTGTTAATATGTGTATATTATACAATATTTTGGTATTTTTGTCAACTGTTGTAACAAAACAACAAAAAGTAGTACTTTTTACTACTTATTTAAACCCCAATGCTTTATTCACTACATCTTTGTTGATTTTACCCGAGGCTGCCGCTTGGATTAGATCATTGATTGTATTGACATTTAACCCAGCTTGTTTCAACTGTTGGACAGCACCTTGCTGTGTGTAAGCACTGGTAGAACGTTGTCCTGCTTTAGCCGCTGTCATGGCTTGTTTATAAGTAACCGGTTGAGTTTTTGTATCAATTTTATAGCCTAGTTTACTCAACTTTTGTGCTTGCGCTTGTGCTTGTTTATTAATCAAATCCTGTTGTGATGATGCTGCCGCTTGTGGACTTGACAGTGCTTTGACTGCTTGCTTTACTCCGCGCATTACCCCGCCTTGACCTTGCCCACGGTTAACACCGGCATTGTATGCCCGTGTGGCTGTTGCTCTGGTAACAGGAGCTATTTTTTGAGCCGCACCTTTGATAGCAGAGCCTGTGGCCGCAAGAGCTTTGTTGCCAAGTTTTTTAGCTTGTGCCGCACCTGCCATCGCAGACGCTTGTTGTCCAATTTTTTTAGCTTTTGGAACAGCAGATCCTAAAGCATTTTTAACTCCGTTTTTAACGGAATCTAATATTCCCTCGCTTAAATCAGGCTTGGTTATTTCATGAATTCGCATCGCTTTTTCTCACTGTTCTTGTAAATTTCTCCGGGTCTCTCATTTTAATAGCATTTAATAATTTGCGATTTAAATTTTCTGCTTGGTCAGGTGGATATAACGTGTCAATTTGTTCTAACAATCTTATGGCACTAGATATTATATTAGATGCGCGATTCTCAATAATATATTGATTGTCACGCTCTAGATATAAATTATCTAATTCTTCAAAAATTGACTTTGTTTTCTTTTGCATTTTCTTAGACCTTAAAGTATTTATAGCTATTACCATAAATCATTTTGGTTTAATCTGTGATAGTAATTGTTTTAATTTTGTTCCCTCAACATCTGCTGTAATTTTGCCGGTTTCTGCGGGGGTGATTGAAGATTCAGCGGTAACACGACTTGGTGCTCTTATATTTTCATATATATTTGTAGGTTTACTAAACGAACTTACTGGACTAGCATCTTCAGGTAAGTCAGTGATACGCATGGTTTCGATATTGTATTCTAATTCAATCTTTTGCCCGGTTCCATTAGATGTTCGAGTCTTCATACACTGAAGTTGATAACGTCCACGCTCTTTCATCGCTCGACTTGTAAAGATACCAAATACATTATCTGCTGTGTTAATTTTACTGATACCTCCTGAAATATGACTGTGATCAAACTCAGCTTCTTCTACGGCTGATCTATTCAACTGACTGGCAGTAACAAACAGTATGTTAAGTTCTTTGGCTAAATTTCTCAGTTCTTCCGATACGTATTTGTCCTTGATAAACAAATCATTGGGGCTAACCTTAGCACTGACTGGCATTAACAAGTCCAAGTAATCTACCATGACAAAATCAATTTTGATATTGGTTTGAACTTGTACTTCTTTGAGATAACTTCTAACGTCATTAACTGTACTTTGAGCTGGCAATGCTTTGATTCTATACTGTCCAGCTTTTCTACCGAACATTTTAACTTTTAATTCAGCAGTATCTAAGTCCTTGCGAATTTCTTTTGTCGACATGCCTGACAACATGGCATCAGTTCTAAGTCCACATAATTCTTCGCCTAGTTCTAAACTGATATAAGCACCGCTGAGACCTTGTTCAAGCCAACTGATGGCAATATTCATCATTACCAAGCTCTTACCGGATCCTGAACCGCCGGCAAAAATATTCAACTCTCCGCGACTAAATCCGCCGTAAAGTATTCGATCTAGGCTAGGCCAACCTGTGCTTACTTGGCCGCCACTGTTAAAGTATCGATTATTTCTATCCACTGGGCTTTCAAAGTAATCAATACCCATGTCTTTTTGCAAGCTGATTTGCACTGCATCTTTGATTAATTTCTCTACTGGCCCAAATTCTCCTTTTTCCAACAAATCATATGACTTGAGAATTGCCCGCGACAACTCTTCTTTTTTTGTAAAGGCTTCGAATTCTTCCATGAACCATTCGGTATTGCCCTCAGGTAGTTCAGGTAGTTGATTTAGTTTGACACCTGATGCCGCCACTACTTGCTCTAAAATAGGCAGTGACCCATGATTTTCATAGTGTTCCTTAATGAAGGTTGCGGCGCTTCGTACTCCTCGATCAAAATTTTCATCGTTGAAAATGTTTTGTACTCTTAAAAATGATTCAGCATCGTTTAACATCATTTCTAAAAAAAGCTTCTGTACTTCTACATTATATTCGTTTAGCAAGTTCTCGTCCTTTTATAATTATTTTGCCTTTAATAGTTTCTCTTGATTGTAATATAGTTAGCACCGTTGCCAGTCTACCCATAATTTTTACAGCATCATTCACATCCTTAACACCGTCAGGCCATTCAGGAAAACTAACTGGCCATCCTAGCTCCACTGCCTTGGCGATTAATGCCAATCCAGCTTGGTCATAGTCTGGTATTACCGTGATTTGCTTACCGCTGGCACGGATTATCTGTGCTTGGACATCGTTTATATCGTTGTGTAGCACTGCCACGGCATTGATAGACAACGCATCAAACACTCCTTCGACAACAAATAAATGTTGCCACGAAGTTTGTTGTAGGTCTAACCCAAAGACATATCCTGGTTGTGAATCTGATATGTACTTAGGGGCTCGAGCATCCATAAATCTAATGGTATTACCAACTACAACTCCCTTGTGAGTAAATGGTATCAATATCGATTTACCTTGCCTATCTTCGCTGTCAGGCGATACTCGGTAAGGATAACCATCAGGATTAACACTACGACTACAC